GTCAAGGTCGCGCGGCATGATGTTGGGTTGTAGCGGATTTTCGGGCGTGCGTCAAGTTTTACGGCCACGCCTGCGCCTCGGGGCCGATCCATGTGATTTGGCCGATTGAGTTCACCGTGATCGGCGCGATGAAAATCTTCATCGTTCCCGCATCGTTATAGACTCTGCAAAGGCCGCTTTGATAGGTCTGAATCGAATTATAGCTTGGCGCGATGTCTGAGCCGTCCGACTTGTGCCCTTTGCTTGTGTAAAGTAAATCGTAGTATGCGGTATCAGCCGTGCCGGTTGCACCGTAGCGGAGCGTGTAGTTATCGGAGGCCGTCCCCGGCAGGTCGTCAATCGGCCCCCATCGGCTTTGACTAACAACCGGAACGTTCGAGGCTGGCAGCGTGATCGTGGCAAGTAGGTAGTGCCTTGTCGCGGTCAGGTAATCATTTGTTGGCACCGTTGCCGCCGCCTCCACCGTGCGGGTGGTGATGGTGCTTGCGATGTTACCAAACGCACTGACTGTTCTGTCCCACGTCGCCTTGGCGTAAATCTTGTCACCGCTTTGCAAGGGCGAACCATCCACGCGCGCCGTTATCTCAAACACCGGGTCGTCATTCGCTGAGAACCCGGTTGGCAGTTGACCGAATAGCGTGCCGTTGAAAACGCGCAGCTTTTTGCTGCCAGCCGCTTCGATGTGAAACTGCCGATGCTCGCGCTTAGGCTCTGGCGGTAGCAGCTTTTTCTTGATGGAAAAGCGCACGCCGTCAACGCCTTCGGTCACGTCGAAATCCTGCTGGTTTGGAATCGGCTGGCGCGAGTAAGCCCACGCCTTGAACCGCTCGATGCTGCGGTTAATCCACCCGTTCTTTGCTGGCTCCGGCTTGCTTGGAAATGCCATTAGGCTCCTTTCAGAATGTATTCATTCACGCTCTGACACTGCCATAGCTTGCCGGGCACCACTTCCGGCACGGTGAAGGTCGTCGTTTGCGAGACAGCCGAGAATGTGTTAAACACGGCGGTTGCGTCACCTGTTGGAATTGTGTCAGTAGGTTCCCCTGCGTCATCCACCATTCCGCTGAATGTCATTTGCCGGATCGCCGCGCTGCCCATATTTAGCACGGGAATGTTGCGCACGGCGGAATAAGTCGGCGTGGAGCCGGGGTTTGCAAGCGCCGCCCATTTGTATGTTGTCCTCGAGCTTACGTAGGTGACTGAGCAGGTGATTGTTTTCTGGTAGTTCACCGAAGTTGCATCGGTGATTTGCTTGGTCGTCTGCGCGGTTTGCAGCGATGTGTCGTCCTCGGCTAGCACGCCACGCGCCGCCCCGCCGCGCAGTCCCTTGTAGTTCAGCGTGACGGTTGGCAGCACTGGGTTGTCATCGCTCGTCCAGGTGTCCAGAAACATGCTGGCATCGTTCAGATTTGCGCCTGCCTCGTCCGTGCATGACAGCGTTGCGTATGCGCCGAGCGAATCCATGAACGCCTTCGCGCGATACTGCGCGCCCTGATAAGTGACGGTGCATGTGTCAAGCTCGCCGGTGAAGTTGCGGCTCCACTGCGCCGGCTTGACTTGGATGAAGGTCGAATCTTCGATGTAATGGAGTGCGCTCATTCTGCGATTGCCTTGGCTACTTTTTTGTTAGCGTCGCGGGCGTCCTTTGCCACGTTGAGAAGTTCATCCAATGTCTCTTTTTCGGTCAGTCCTTTGAGGCGCTTTCGCTCTTGGTCTTTCTCGAACGCCTTGCGTCGCGCAGCGTCTCCGCGCCTAACCTCGCCCTCCCTGCGCACTGGCACGCCGTCAATCTCCTTGAGTCCATTCGCCTGCGCCATGTTGCGGAACGCCTCAAACTCGCGACGGCCAAGCGGCCCCTTATAAACAGCGTTCCGCTCGCGGTCGATGCGTGCGCGGGTTTCGCCTTCCCTCCTGATTCTGGTGCGCGTCGGGTCATTGAACCACTGATTGAATCCCGCCTGCGCTTTCTGGAAAATCCTAGTGAAAGGCAAATTCCCGCCGCCGCCTCCAATCGCGGCCATCCTCGCATCGGCCATTTTCACGGCAGGCTCGATTTTCTTGCGCATAGCTTGGGCTTCTGCCAGCGCCGCCGCTGCTCCAAAGTGATCCGCGCCAACCTTGGCGGCTTCCATCGCCTTGGCTGCGCCATTAGCGTTCTTGGCGAGGGACGCCATGCCCTCCGCAACCATATCTTTGCCTTTGTTTGGTGTTGGCGCAACAAAGTCTTTGGGAATCACTGGCCCAATAAATTCGCGCCTTGCCCGCTTTGATTCTTCGTTGGCGATGGCTCTTTCAGTCCGCGCGCGCGGACTGTCATCCATGTTGAAATCAGGCGGTTCACCGGGGACTACCCCGCCTCGCGTGACGATAGCTTTCGTTCCCTTGCTGTATTTTTCCTTTTCCTTCGGCGCAGTTCCCGACTTTATGAGTGTCCATATCTCAGGAATGCCGCTGTTTTCCCACCAGTTACTAATCCATGCCGTGAAAGCTTTTGCGGCGTCTAGCAGGAACGTGCCGAACTGGGTTGCGTATCCAATGATGATTTTACCCCACGCAATCGTCTTGCTGATAGCGTCCTCAATCGCCACCGCCATACCGGGGAATGCGCGCTCGATGGCATCGTGCAGCCAGTTCGCCAATTCAATCGCCTTCACTTTTGCCATCGCCCAGAAAAAACCCATCACTCCCATTGGGTCTTCCCAGATCGCGAAGCCCCATTTCATCGCTTGCTTTAGCTTCTCGGCAACCTTCTCGCCGAATGGCGCGAGGTCAACCTTGTCAAACTGCGCAGTGATATTGTCGGCGATGCCCGCCAATCCAGCGCCTGCGCCGATAAAGAAGCCGCGAATCTTCGCGCCCACCCTGCCGAGCCGGTCGCTGATTCGGTCGAATGCCGCTGCGTTCTTTTCGAGGATGCCAGCCTGTTTTCCAAGGCTGTCTCGCGCGGTCTGCATCGCCTCGCCATCTGCGAAAAATGACAGCATGTTCACACCGGCTTTGCCGAAAATATCCACTGCCGCCTTCGTGCGAGCGGCTGTGCTTCCGAGCTTGCTGATTGCCGTGGCTACAGCCTCGAACTGATCCGCTGGTTCTTTGTTCAGCAATTCCTGAACGCTCAGTCCGATTTGCTCGAATGCGCTTGCGTTGCCTGACTTCGCCGCCGCTACAAGCGCGGTGTTCATCTTCTTGACCGCTGGCACCAGCCCCTCAAACTCGACACCGCAATCTTGGAGCGCCTGAGTGAGCACAAGGAGCTTGCCAATCGGCATCCCTGTGCGGTCTGCCATGTCCTGCATTTCCCCGCCGAAGTTGTATGCGTGGACAACGCCAGCCGCAAACACTCCGCCGACAACCGCTCCAGCCTTGGCGAGCGTGCCAAAGGCTTTCGCGGCCAAGTTGGGCAGCCCGCCGATAGCGCCGCCGATAGCGCCGATGGCTTTCTCCGCGCCGAGAAATGCGCCCGTGGCCAGCAACTTGACGGGGTTGCGCGCGAACTGGCGCGCGAGGGCTTTGCCGGTCGCAAGCGCACGCGCAGCGCTGCGCGAAAATGGACTCATGTCCATTGACAATACTGCCTTCAATTCTGCTTTTTTTGCCATTAGAAACCCCCTTTCTTGGCTTGTTCCTCAAATTTCCGTTGCCCGTAAACAATCAAATCATCGGCGGCATTGTCGATGGCTTTTTGAAGCGCATTGCCGCCGATTTCCTCGGCCATCGGCGCGGTGTTTACAATTTCAGCAAAAAGGTTTTCCGGTGATGCCTTAGTAGCCCGACCGTAAATTGCTTCTGATTTATTGAATTGCTCCGGGTCTTCCTTTGTCTTTCCTTTTCCCCGAGCGCCAGTTCCTCCAAGCGCCTTGGCCGCTGGCGTCCATCCGATAAAAGCAGTGTAGCCTGCCGCGCGAATGCGCCTCGCCTTTTCAACGGCCACCCACTCGTCAAGCTGCTGACTTGTCACTCGCTTTAGTTTGTTTTTCGCGCGCAGTCGCTTCACGATCAGCCCGCGAATCATCGCGTCGGTCACGCCCTTGATCGACGATTTATTTGCCTTCGGCGTGAGCTGCATTGCGCCCGCACCAGTGCCGCTTCCGATGATCGCGTGAAGCGCCGCGCGATTAAGTGAGTCCGCCATCGGCCTTTTCGATGTCGCCTCAACAAAGCGGAGCGCGCTTTGCAATCCTGATGTGTCGAGCGTGATCATGTCGGCTAAACTAGCACGTCCCCGCCGTCCTTGGCAAACACGGAAAGCACGTAAATGCGCGCCACCTTGTCGAAGGCGTGCATCTGGCGTTGCCGGTCGAAGTCCTGCCACCATATCGCATCGTATTGGAGCGCCTCGGCCAGTGGCATCCGGTGCCAGATTTCGTCCGGTGAAGCCCCGCAGACCGCGTGAACATGCGCGATGAGATGCGCCCATTGCGACTGCGAGGCTAGACTTTTCCCGGCTCGTCTCCTGATTCTCCGCCGCCCGTTTTCTCCACCTCGATGCGGAACTGCGCGGCATCAACGCCAGTCACGATGCCAAAGAACACTTGGAACGCCTCGCCAAACTTCGGCCCGCTCATATCGGTGATACCCTCGCTGTCAGCCCATGCGATGGCGGCGTCACGAGCTTCGTCCGGTTTGGACACGGCGCGCGAAGGCGTCCACACGCCCCGCGCCAGCGCCGTGCTTGCATCTGGGAGTGTGCAGAGCCACAGCACGATTACAGAGTGAAACATGGCATCAGGATACATGTTTGTGGCCTGCAACTGCGCAAGCGCGGCCTCGCCGATGAACGGCCATGTCATCCCCATCCTTGTCGCGGCGACTTTGCGGCTGGCGCTGTATGGCGCGAGCGGCGCGCCGAATAGCTCAAAGCCTCGTTTGGCGTTGATGAATGATGATTCTTCGGGTGTGATTTCTTCGCTCATGGTTTTTTCGGTGCTCCTATTTTTTCGCGTGATTCGTTGCTCAGGTTTAAATTCCAGATAACCGCGCTGCCCTCGGCGGTGTAACTCAGCGGCGCGGAAACTTCATCTGGCACGCCGTCAATCGGCTTCACCTTCACGCTGGCCTTTCCGAGCGATAGCGAAGGGCAGACAACCCAGATGTGGTCTTTCATCGGCTTGTGGTTTAGCCGGCGCATGTAAAGCGCCTGCATTACGGTTTCCGTCGAAATGTCGGGAAGGTTCGGCTCACGCTTCTCCGCCTTGGCCTTGTGCATTTCCTCAACCATCGCGTCCCACGCTTTGATTGCCTTGGCAAATTCCGCGTCCTTGACGATGCGCCACGTCACGATGCCGGGAATCTTCCGCTCGCGCGCTTCGATGACAGCCGCCTCGAATACCTGCGGCGTTACCGGCGACTGAGGCAGCAACCTGCGCGAGCGGCAAAGGTCGGGCGTGTAGTGGTTGATGCACGGCGGCACGACTCCGGTGTCGCTGCCTGCCAGCTTTGCGCCCGCCGTGATGAGCGCCAGCGCCAATTCCTCGTCTGTTGTCTCGAAAATTTCCATGTGGTTTGATTGACGTTTGCGGGTTCCGTCTCCCGACCTTTCGGCGGTGTGAATGGTTAGCCTTGGATGGACGTGTAAAGCTCCGCCGCTGCCCACGCGCCGATAACGGCGGTGCCAGTAGCGGCGTCGGTGACGGCAATGGCGGCTTTGATGTCGAGCATGTCGCCGGGCAACAGGCCCGAGGACGTGAGCGGGAATGTCGTCTCGGCAAGCGTCAAGCTGCGAATGCTGACAGCGGCTCCGGCGTAGAGGTTCGCTCCAACCGTGCGGTCGCGGCTAACCTTGCGCACGTCCACGATGAGCGTCGCAGCGGTGTCGGCAATGGTCGTGATGCAGCCTGCGGAAAAACGCACCGTTACGGTCGCGGCTGCGACGTAGGACGGCGGAAGCACTTTGAGGCAGCGAGCGTAGCGCGTGGTTGCGCCAGCGCCCTTGAGGTCGCTGGTGCCGATGTAGCTGCCAGCCGTGCCATGCGTTCCGGTGTAATAGCCGAGGTCGTCGGTTGCGCTTGTCGCTGGCAGCACGGTGCCGACTGAATCCCACACGCGCCAGATGTCGAATGGCAAAGGGAGAATCTGATTCGTGTCCGTGGCGAGCGATGAGCGCGGATACGTTGGCAGGTTTCCGGCAACGGCGAGGTTGCCCTGAATCTGCACATTCGGAAATACTGCCGTGTCCGTGGCCATAGCTTAGGCGACTGCGAAGCGGCTGGAATACTTGGCCGTGACTTTCTTGAGGCCGTTGCGCTCGTTGTCCACGGTCGCGGTGTCGCGGTAGAATCCACCAGCCGAGCGACCAAAGTAGGTGGTCGAATTGACGGGCACGAACGCCGTGTAGAAGTTGTGGACGAAAAGGCTGCTCGCCGTGGTGATGTCCAGCGTCTCGCCTTCGATGTCGAGTTCGCCCTGCGGGTCGCCGACGACTTTGCCGCGAGCCTGCCCGTTGATGCCGGGAATCCACTCGTTGATTTCCGGCGAGACGGTAACGGAAAATTTGCTGCAATTGATGCCGAGTTCTTCGGAGGCGATGCCCCAGACTCCATTGGTGAAGGATACGAGTTGAACGGCCATGATTAGGATTTGGTGGGTGTTGCGGGTGCGGGTTTCGAAAGTTGTTTTTCCAGCGAGGCGAGTTGCTGTTTTTCGTCGGCGATAGTCGCGCTGCGATCCACGTTGTCTTTCAGCGCCTCCAGCGCGGCGATGGAACTGCGCAATCCTGCGGCCATTTCGCGGAGTTGGGTTTCCTGCTGTGAAGATAGCGCCATGATGGTTCGCTTCTACGTCAAACGGTTGCGACTTGCAAGGGCAAACTACGTGTGAACACGCGAAAGTTTCCGCGCGTTTCCATCGTCGTCCTTGCGGCCTCGGTCATTACGAGCAGCCAAGTGAAATTCGCCGTGACGTAAGCGGATGTTGCCGGGGATACCAGCGAAGCCTCGGCCTTGGCAAACACGTCGTTTGCCTCGTCCGCGTCGCGGTTGACGGTGTGGAATGACACGTCGAGTTGCGCGGCGTAGGGCTTCTGCCCTTCCAGCATTTTCTCGCCAACCTCGGCCTTCACCACGATGCGCTCCTTTGCTGTCTCCGCGCTGCTGTTGAACGCCTCAACCTGCAAGTCGAATGGCAGCGTTGCCGACGCGCGTAGTGCTTGGATTGCCCACGCTTCGATTTTATTGCCGATGGTCAGTTGCATTATTCAGAGGCGGTCGGGTCGCCGACCGTGATGTAGAAAATGCCGTCGCGCTCGTCCACGTCGAGGATGACGTGATCCTGTCCCCGCACCGTTACTGGCGTGAATTTCGGCGGCTCGCCATTCGGGAATTTCACCGTGTCGGCGTAGTCCGTGAGCAGGCTTTTTTTGATGGCGAGAAGCTGCGATCCAGATTCGCCGACTCCACCCGGCAAAAGCACGTCGCCGAATGCGTTCATGCCGACGATGCACGGGATCGCGCTCATCGTGCCGATTGTCGCGACGCACGATAGCCCCGTCCATCGCGCCTGCGATGTCACTAGCCGGTCGTGTGCGTCTGTGGTGCGTGACATTGTAAAAAACAAAGCGCCCGGCCCGAGTGAACAGACCGGGCGCTAAGATGAACAACTAAGCTGCTTAGACTCCGCCGATGATGATCGCGAGGTGCTCCGGCTTGAACACCGTGACGCCCCATGCAAGCGAGACGTGGTAGGTGTTCATGCGATAGCCGGGATACATCGCAATCTCGAAGCTGAGGTTGGTGCGCGGGTCGGTGATCACTTGGCGGTCGAGCGCCATGTCGCCCTGCGCCGGGATAGCCGGAAGGCGGGTGGCAAGCACGATGGCGTTGCGGCTGAACGCGCAGTTGCGCGAGGACGTGCCGAACACTGTGATCGCGCGAGTCGCGGCGGATTGAGCAACGCGGAGGCCGGGAGCGGCGAGCGTGATGCTGTCACCGCTGGCCGGGTTCGCGCCTGCGAAACTCACGGATGCCACGACATACTTGTTGGTGTCGTTGGCGAAGGTGATGATGTCGCCAGCGGCAACAACGCCGGTGCCAGCCGTAGCGAGCGGGATGACAGTCTGCCCAACCGTGAACGCGGCGTTGGTGCTTGTGGCACTCGCCATCGTGCCAGCGGTCTGACTTCCGACCGCTGCGGACTCGCGCAGCGAGAAGCCGTAGAGGTCGCCGAGCAGACCTTGGCGGAGCAGCGTGCTGTCGCCGCCTTCGTTGACTTTGTAGAGGTTCGCGTATCCGCGCACCGCAACGCCAGCGGCGGTGGAAAGCACGGCGTGGCGGTCGCTGCCGGGAGCGCCGTTGTCGTCGAGGATTTTTTTCGCGTTGCTGAAGTCGCCGATGACAGGCGCGGTGTTGGCCGTCGCACCGAAGGCGCGGGAAGCGCCAGCGTTCGCGGCAGTCCAGATGTCAGTCTCCACTTCGTTGACGGCAGCGCGGATAGCCTGCGCGATCTGATCCTGCTGGATGGTCAGGTAGCCGGGGCCTTTGTCCACCGCCATGATGTCCTCGCCGCTCCAGCTAAAGCCGAACGAGCGGGCTTTGGTGATCGTGAGCGACTTGTTGCCGATGGTCTGATTGAGCGCGGAAGGAACGGCCATCGCAGGAACGATGTCAGCGCCGGAGGCGTTCACAGGTGCGACGATGGAGCGGAGCGTTTGCCCGACTGCAACCATGTCTGCGCGGGAATCGCGGGCGACGGTCGGGATGAAACCGGTCAACTCCCGGCTCACCACGTCAAGCGCGGCGTAGGCATCGGGAATCAGGCTGGTGAGTGTGTTGTTGTTGGTGGGTGCGGCCATATATTTGTGCGGTTACGAAGTGAGGTTTTCTGCGGTTGGTTAGTCGGTGATCTTCCCGCCCTTTTTGCAAAAGTCGGCTTTGTTAAACGGCGAGAGCTTGTCGAAGTCGGCGCGCTTTAGCGTATTGCCTGCGGCTCCCTGCGCGTCCGTGGAGGTCGCGACGGTCGAGGCTTTGAACGTATTCAGGATGACGTGCTCCTTGAACTCGGCGAGGTTCTTTCCGTTTGCGGTGAAGGTATCCACGGCGTCGGTCAAACTGACTTTCTGCACGGCTTCAACCGACTTTGCCCACGCTTTAATTTCCGTGATGCGTGCGCGTTCGGCGGTGATTGCTTCGGCTGCGGCCTGCGCAGAGATTGCCGCAACATCGGCCGGCGCTTCCACGGGCGCGGGAATCGGAGTTGCGGGCGAGGGGACTACCGGCGCGACTGGCTCGGCAACAACGGGTGTGGGCGTGGAAGGTTCCATTTGCGCGGTTATAACAGATTGCGCGGCGGTGTCAATAGCTTTTTCATCGCCTTTGAAAAGAGCAGCCGGAAGCATTGTGAATAGTCCCGCCCATTGCGCCTTGAATGCCTTGGCTTTCGCGCCGCTGATAACGCTGTCCGCGAAGCCTGCGTCAACTGCTTCTTGCCCGAAAAACCAAGTGCCGAGTTGCGCCTTCATCATATCGCGAATCTCGGCTTCATCCTTGCCGGTGCGCGCGACGTAGAGCGCGACGATGCGATCCTCGAATTGCTTTGTGAGTTGCGCTGCGGCTGCGAGGTCGTCGGTGTTGCCGTGCGCTCCGCCAGTGACGCGGTGAATCATTACGCGCGCATTTTCGTAAATGCGAATCTTGCCCGCGTCGGCTGCGAGCATGATGACGCTGGCCATGCTTGCCGCGAGGCCGATGACGTTTACCGTGACGCTCGCGCCGCTGGCTTTAATTGCATCGTAAATCGTGAGGCCGTCATTGCAGTCTCCGCCGGGGCTGTCGAGATTGAGCGTGAGGTTTTTCACCTTGCCAACGGCGCGCAGTTGCTCGGCAAATTCCTTTGCGGAAATTCCCCACATTCCGATTTCGTCGAAAATATCCACGACGCATTCGGAGTCGGATTTGGCGGTGATGGAATACCAGTTCTTTTTCATGCTTCTTTTTTCTTGGGTGGTTCGTCGTCGTCATCCGGCTCGTCTTTGTCCGGTGGAGTCATCGGCCCCTTGGTGGTCGCCGTCTCGATGCCGAATTTTTCCATCAGCATATTGCTCTCCGCGATTTCAATCAACGTCTGTTCGAGGTCGGTGCCTTGCTCATCGTGAATCGCTTGCAGGCTGGTGAATTTGTTGGCGAGGTCTTGCGCCTTGGCGACGCCTTCCTTCACGGCGTCCACTCCTACCCATCGGCGGCCCGTGAATTTCACCGAGTTGAACTTGCGAAACTTCGCCACCGGCAACGGCACCGCGCCCATGATGAGCGCCATCTTTAGCCATTCGGAAAAGATGCGCCGCTCCGCTGTGGAGATGTCCCATTCTTGCAGCATCATCCATTGCGCGGTGATGCTCAGTCTTTCAAGTCGGCCCGCGCTGAAATTGATCTCGGAGTAGTTCTGGCCGAGCGTCGAGAATTGCGCGGCTGGAAGTCCCGCGCACATTTCGCGCAGGCTCTCGTTGCGGAAGCTGCCCGTCGCAGGATTTGGGTTGTTCGGGTTGAACTCCTTGGCGCGCACGCCGGGAGGCAGGCCGTGCATTCCGCCAGGGTTCATTTCCAGCGAGAACTTTTTCATGATGTCGGGGTCTGGCTGCGCTGCCGCCATGCCATCCGGCCCGATCAGATCCGTCTCGAAAAAGACATTGGAGCACGCGCCGACGCGAGCGGATACAACCGCAGCTTCCATCCATTTCGCAAGCTGGCGCGCGTTGCTCATGATCGGCGTCGTCCACGGCACCGGCCTCGTCACGTCCGCGTCGTCGTCAAACTTGGCGTAGTGAATGATGTCCTCGGCTGGAATGCGCGTGCAGTTTTCCTCGCCGCCCTGCATGAACGGCATGGGCGCGTAGCCTCCCCATTGGCTCGCGGTCGCCTTGACGAAGTGATACGCCACCGGGACTGGTGCCGCTCCGCTGTCGTCATACTCGATGCCGAATCGCACCGGGTTGCCGGTCGCCGCGCATTTGCCGGTGAAGTAGTAGCTGCACCACTCCGCGTTGATGTGCTGAATCTTGAAGCCGAATGGCTGATAGCGCGCATCGCGGACGAGCCGGATAAAATGCTCGCCGTCGCGCGCTGCGGATTTCAGTCGAAGCTGCCGGCTTTCGTTGTAGCTGAGTCGTCCAGTGACGGTGCAGTTTTCGCGCAACTGCCATTCGCGAAACTTTCGCTCGATGAGTTGGCAGGCGAACACGTCCATTTCGCCGACCTGTATCGTGGCCTTGCCTTTGACTTCGCGGAAAAGTTTTTTCGCGGCTGGTTTTTTGCCGGTCGTCCGTTCGATGTAGGCTGCAATCTGCGCTCGCCGTTCCGTCTCCGCGCGCAGGGTTGCCTTTTCCGTCGGCGTGTAAATCACGCGATCTTCCTCTTCCTTAATCATCATGCGGATCGTGTAGCCATTCGGCCCGATGACGTTCGCGCAGAGGTCTTGAAAGTAGCCGATGACGTATGGGTTTTCCCGCGCGAGGTTGCGCGAATACGCGCGGAGTTCCCAGTGGTTCCTGTAAATCTCCGCGTCAACTCCGATGCGGTTCACCTGCCAGTCAGGTGACAGCTTTTTCAACTGAGTAATCAGTTGCGTGTAGTCATTCCGCACCGTCGCCGTTTCCGGCGCCGCGCTCTTTGTGGATTGCCAGAATTTCCAGTTCATCGAAAGTAGGGGCGGATGGAACGTGACGGCGCATCACCGCGCAGACCGGACGCTTCGTTTTTTTCCTCCGCAACGAGCGCCTTGAGGTTGCGCACCACGGCAATCATTTTCGGGATGTCAACGCTGGTGATGCTCTGCCCGTTGAAATTCGTCGCCGCGTCGGGGTTGCCTGCCAGCAACAGGAGCGCCGCGTTCGCCGCGTCAAGCTGCTGCTGTGCGTTTGACTTGGTGAGCGTGCTGGCCGGGTTTGCCAGCACGATGAAGTCGCCAGCCGCGCCGGTCGTCACGTCGCCGCTCGATGTCTGCGTTGCGCGAGCCTGCCATGTCCACGCGCCGACAAGCATCGCCGACGATTGCGTGGCGGTGATTGTGAAAAGGAAGTTGTCGCCGCTCGCCGTGCCAGCGCACGTCACCGCCGCCTGCCCCGGCTGGTTCAGGATGAGCGTCGCCGTGTAGGTCGAGGCCGGGCATTCCGGCAGGCTGAGTTGCAGGCGCGTCGTGTCCCCCGACGTGATGGACTGCGGGAATATGGTGAGAAGCGGGAGCGCCATTGTTGGCGCTGCGTATAGCCGCGCCGCGCCGGGGTTGCAAGCTCAAATGCTTAGGGTGATGTTTTCGCGAGCCTCGCGGCATACGTGGCGATCCAATCATGCACCGGCCTGCCTCGGATGAGCCAGCCGGATTTCTGCATCACGGCGAAGAAGTTGCCGTCATAATCAGGATTCGGTTCTATGCCGTGATGTTCAAGCGTCTCGTTCATAGCTTCCTCCGAAGTCGGATACGGATGCAATGGCTTTTTTTCTCCGAAAAACAATCGGTGCTTTGCAAAAGCACCCTTTTCTTTCTTTGAAGTCTCAGAAGAAGTCTCAGAGGAAGTCTTAGGTATTGTTCCGTCCTTTTGGTTCGATGGTCGCGCCTTTTGGTTCTCTCGTCGGTCC